AGGATTTTTCTTTCTCAACTAATAGCTTTTCCACCCATACCTGTTCGGGGATTTTAAGTAATAATTTTTCATCAGCAATTTTTTTGGCAAAGTAGGGGTCTAAATCAACCCATCGTTTGGCTACCTTAGGTGTAACTTCGTAATAATTTATAATGTAATCACATTGAGCTCTTGTAGGAAAAAATCTTTTGTTAGTTTCCTTTTGATGTTTTAATTTTAGGATATAGTTATTCGCCCCCTGATAAGTTTCAAGGAGAGATATTGCTCGTTGTTCTATTGTTAAATTAGAATTTTCAGATGTATTGTTTTCCAAATTTAATCTTTTAATAGAAATATAACACATTTTATAATATTTATCAATATGAATAATAAAGTACCAATTACAAGGATAGGTAAGTTCTTCGGAGCGGAGGATTTCAAGTTAGAACAGGACTTCGGAACCGAATGGTTACACGGGGATATGAACTTTACATTAGTTTTATATCGTGTAGATAGATATAAAACAAAAGCCGACGACGTGTATGGAGAAACATCTGTTGATGGTATTAAATTTTTACCACCGGTTGAATTCAAAGGGTATGTTCAAATTATGGCACCCGAGAACAAATATTTAGGTACTTCTAAAATTGACCAAATGGAACCGGGTAACCTTAAAGTGTCGGTTTATCAAAGAGATTTGGATAGTTTAGAGGTGGAAATTAGTTATGGTGATTACATTGGATACTACGAAACAGAAGATAAAGTAAGGTATTATACGGTTAATAACGATGGAAGGGTAACTTCTGACAACAAACATACAATTGGGGGTTACAAACCGTTTTATAGAACTATTATGGCATCTCCGGTTACAAATAACGAATTTAGAGGTCTATAATGAAAGTAGTAATAACAGAAAATAGATTATTTAATTCAATCTACAAATATATTGATGAAACCTTTAACTCAAATGATATGGATTGGGTTTATGGTCTTGGTGTAGATGATGATGGATATGTTGATATTGATATGGAAAATGAAAACTTTTTAATTTTCTTTAAAGGTGAGTGGGAAGGTGAAGAAGATTCTGATTCTGTTTTTCATTATTTTGATGTTGACTACTATGATAAAAATGACCCTTCACATAAACCTTTTAGAGACAAATCACCAACTTTAGAAGTTTTGGGTGAGTATGGAAGACACTTAGACTCTATGTTTGATAACCATTGGCACGAACCAATGAAAAAATGGTTCCAAGATAATTTTCATTTACCGGTTAAAACATTATCAACATATTACAATTATGAAAATTATAATTAAAGAAAATCAATATAAAAAATTATTAGAAACTGTTACCAATAATGAAGAAAAACAACATATTGGTGATAAAGTTATGGTTTATTATAATTTACATAAACACACTTTTTCAGTAACCTATAACGGAAGAGTAATCACTCACGCCGACTATGTTAAATTGGTTGATGTTGAATTTAGAGTTAGACAAGGTGGAAGAGAAAAAGTTATAAACGACAAAAGAAAAAATGTTCATTCATTTGTTATTGGTTATTTAGTTGATTATTGTAGTTACCCTTGTAAAGATATACCAAGTGAACCTAATAACAATATTGTGACTTATAACCCATATAAGTACAATTCATTTGTTATGAAAGATACTGAAGAACCAATATACCAAGCAAGTGTGGTACAAATGATAAATTCAAGAAACAAAATATTTATAACAAAACAATAAAATGGGTTTACCAAGTAAAATAAAGAAAAATATACCATTAACGGAGTCCAAAACACTTCTACCAAGAAGACACGAACTTTTGGATAAAATCAATAAAGACGGAACTTATCTTCCAAAATCTTTATTGCACGCTGACTTAGATAGAGGATTTTTAGATTTTGTTCGAGATGACTTAAAAGTTGTTGTTGAAGGTAAGACAATTCCTACAGTCGATATTTTAGTTACGACACAGAATTGGGCTCAATTTACGGAAACTTGGAATTTTCAAAATATTGATAAAAATGTTGAACCTCCATTTATAACTGTTGTTAGAACACCTGAAGTTAAATTTGGTAGCAACCCCGCTCTTGTATACAATATTCCTAATAGACGACAATATTTTTATGCTCAAGTACCTACTTGGGATGGACAACGAAATGGGATGGATATTTACACAATACCCCAACCAGTACCGGTAGACATTACTTATTCTGTTAAGATTATTTGTAATAGAATGAGAGAGTTAAATAAACTTAACCAAATCATTTTAGAAAAATTTGCATCGAGACAATCTTATGCGGTTATAAAGGGACATTATATTCCAATCGTTATGAATGGTATTACTGATGAGTCAGTATTTGATGTTGAAAAAAGAAAATATTATATCCAAACATATGATTTTACTATGTTGGGGTTTTTAATTGATGAGGATGAATTTGAGGTTTCTCCAGCAATTACAAGAGTATTACAGGTTGTCGAGTTTGAAAAAAAGACAACAAGACGTAATAAGAAAAAACCAATCGAGGAAGGTCCCGGAAGTCAGGCGTTGTTTTTAGTTGATAATACGACATTAACTCAAGTCTTTAATTATGTTGTTGATATTAAGATTGGTGAAACAACTAATGTTTATTCATTTGACGTTTACATCAATGATGATTATTATGGGTCTGATTTGGATTTAATACAAATTAATTCAGGTGATGTTTTAAGATTAGAAATTGTTAAAAACAATGAACTAATAGAATCAACAATTCAATTTATTGATAAGATATTTTAATCTTCACCATAGATGTCTTTTGTTGGTTTACATTTCTCAACAATTAGTCGTTCTAAAAAACGATACATTTTAATTCCCTTCTTATCACAGTAGGTTTTAAGAATCTCGTGTGTCTCCACCGATATCTTTAAATTTTTAATCTTTTTAACGTCTTTATCCATAAGTAGAAAAAAGGCAGAAAATAATCTCCCTAAAATATAAATAGTTGCTACGAAGTAAAGTATTTTGATTTTTTTTTAATATTTATATATAAATAAAATTATAAACAAGACAAACTAATGGCAACAAACAGCAAAGTATTCGTATCTCCTGGGGTATATACTTCCGAAGTTGATTTAAGTTTCGTAGCACAGAGTGTGGGTGTAACCACATTAGGTATCGTAGGTGAGACACAAAAAGGTCCTGCTTTTGAACCAATCTTTATACGTAACTTTGATGAATTTTCAACTTTTTTTGGAGGTACATCACCTGAAAAATTTATTAATACACAAATACCGAAGTATGAGGCTTCGTATATCGCAAAATCTTATTTACAACAATCTAATCAGTTGTTTGTTACAAGAATTTTGGGATTGTCAGGATATGACGCGGGACCTTCTTGGTCTTTTAGAACAATAGCGAACGTAGATAAATCAACAGTCGATTTCGATTGTTCAGGTAGTACATATGATATACCAACGTGTTCAACAATTTGTACAGGCTATACTGAATATTTATTTACACTACCTTTCACAGGATGTAATGACGATATAAGTTCAGTTGTATTTGGACCTATAGTTGGTGACCAATCTATTATAACTAACAAATTTAACGAAAGTTATCAAAATTTTAATGGGACAACATCAACAATTGCATCTAATTTCCAACAACAAATTTTCAATGTTATTGTATCTTCAACAACTCTATCAACATCCGCAACATCATTATATTGTTACGGAACAATATTAGGTAGTGATTATGACATATTATATTCAAGTGGTTTCAGTGGTGTTACTAATGTTTTTGGAGTAAATAACGTTGATTCACATTTAGCTGATTACACAGCACCTGAAAATGACCCTTGGTATTACGCATTATTTGATAATAATAATGGTAGTTATTCGGGTAGTTCATATTCATCTATAATTGGAACTCTTGTTCAAAGTTCATCATCATCAAATTGTGCGTCATTTACGTCATTTAATGTTAGTGGTGTAACAGGAAGTATAAACTACGATAATAATACTATTAGTGTTGTTTTACCATATAACGCAACTTTTTCAGGAACAAATTTATCAACAGTTGTTGCAGGATTTGATGCTTGTTGTACGGGGGTAACGGTTAGTAGTGTTCCACAAGTAAGTGGTGTTACATCTAATAATTTTACAACACCAGTTAGTTATCTTTTAACACCAAATGATGGAATATCACAACCTGAGACTTGGATAGTGTCAGTTACAATACAAAATCCTTGTAATCCAATTACATCAGGAAATACAGGTTCACAAAACACAGGAACAATTAAGACTTGTTATACAGGTAGTGTTGTAGGTAGTGTTTATGTTTATACAGGGACATCATACACTGATTTTGACGATTTAGTTATAGCAACTCTTCGTTCAAGAGGTATCGCAACATATGGTACAGATAGTGATGGTCCTGAGTATCAAGTTTCAGGATTAACTGATGTTACAATGAATTGTACCGGAGGATATTCAACTATTGGTAAAAACCCATATTCTGAATTTGGATTAAACATAACTGATAAAGATAATAACACATTTTTCTTTGAAACATCATTTAGTGAGTCGGATTCTAAATACATATCTAAAGTGTTTGGTTCATCTAACTTTTCAAAACCAAGAACTACGGTTCCATTATTTGTTGAAGAAAGATTCCAAACATTATTAAACTATGGTTATAATAAAGGGTATATTAGAGGTATTAATTGTGATTTAATAGCGTTACCAAGAGCAAAAGGTAATAACCCATCAAGTATAGCGTTTTATTTAGAAAAATATCAAACACCTTCTTCTCCTTGGGTTGTTTCTGAAGTAAGAGGTAGTAAAGTATATAATTTATTTAGATTTACAACAATTTCTGATGGTGATGATGCAAATACCGAAGTTAAAATTTCTATCGCAAATATGTCATTTGGTAATTTAACTTTTGATATTTTGGTTAGAGATTTTTACGATACAGATAATAATCCGGTAGTTATTGAGAAATTTACAAATTGTTCTATGAATCCTCAAGACAATTCGTTTATAGCACAAAAAATCGGAACAACTGATGGTGAATACGCATTAAACTCTAAATATATTATGGTTGAAATGAATGAGGACGCACCAATAGATGCGTTACCTTGTGGATTCCAAGGTTTTAATTTTAGAAGTTATGGAACATCCAAATCACCATTCCCAATATATAAAACTAATTATGATTATCCTGGTGAAGTAGTGTTTGACCCTCCTTTTGGATTAAGTTCAGGAGGTAACTTGGTAACTCAAAGCCCTGGTGATAATGTTCGTAGAACTTATTTAGGGATTTCAACAGGATACGGTGCGGGTTATGATTCAGATTTTTTCCAATATAAAGGAAAACAACTACCAGGAAATTTATGTAGAGACACTGAAGGTGCTAATTGGGCTTTCAGAACAAAAGGTTTCCATATGGATATTAACGCATCAACAATTGTTTACCCGGGAACATCTGTTCCGGAATTTTATGTTGGTTCAGCTCCGTTTACATCTGACCCTAGTAGTGAGGCAAGTCCTTATTACAGAATTTACTCACGTAAGTTCTCATTATTAGTTCAAGGTGGGTTTGACGGTTGGGATATTTATAGAGAATCGAGAACTAATACCGACACATTTAAAGTGGGTAATAGAGGTTATTTAAACGGAGCTTGTTCGGATATTAAATATCCAACAGCTACAGGTTGGGGTTCATTTAAACAAATTACCGTTGGAAACAATAGTGTTGATTGGGGTAATACTGATTATTACGCTTATTTATTAGGACAACAAACATTTTCTAATCCTGAAGCAGTAAATATTAATTTATTTGTTACACCAGGTATTGATTATATAAATAACAGTAATCTAGTTGAAGATGCTATTGAAATGATTGAATTTAATAGAGCGGATTCGTTGTATATTTGTACAACACCTGATATTGATTTATTCACACCAACAGTTGATTTAGCAACTGATTTAATTTATCCACAAGAGTCTGTAAATGGATTAGAAGATAGTGGTATTGACTCTAACTACACGGCAACTTACTACCCTTGGGTATTAACTAGAGATAGTGTTAATAATACACAAATCTACTTACCACCTACGGCTGAGGTTACAAGAAACTTGGCGTTAACAGATAACATCGCATTCCCTTGGTTCGCGGCGGCAGGTTACACAAGAGGTATTGTAAACGCTATCAAAGCGAGAAAGAAACTTACTCAAGAAGATAGAGATACTCTTTACCAAGGACGTATCAATCCAATTGCTACTTTCTCTGATGTTGGAACGGTAATTTGGGGTAACAAAACTTTACAAGTTGCTCAATCTGCTCTTGATAGAATAAATGTTAGAAGATTATTACTTCAAGCTCGTAAATTGATTTCAGCGGTATCTGTAAGATTATTGTTTGAACAAAACGACCAAAAAGTAAGACAAGACTTCTTAGACGCGGTTAACCCTATCTTGGATGCTATCAGAAGAGACAGAGGTTTATATGATTTCCGAGTTACAGTATCGTCAGACGCTGCTGATTTAGACAGAAATCAAATGACAGGTAAGATTTATATCAAACCAACCAAATCGTTAGAATTTATAGACATTACGTTCTATATAACTCCAACCGGAGCTTCTTTCGAGAATATATAATAAATAAAATTATGACTCATCGTAATGGTGAGTCATAATAAGCCTTAATATAAAGATATGTTAAAAAATGAAATAAATGAAGGTATTGACGAGTTTGGTGCCCCCGATGAGAAGTATTACGCATTTGATTGGGATGACAACATAGTATCAATGCCGACAAAGATTATCTTAAAAGATGAAGATGGTGATGAAGTAGGGATGTCTACTGAAGATTTTGCAACTTATAGAGAAGAAATTGGTAAGGAACCATTTGATTTTGACGGACATACTATTGTTGGGTTTGGAGAAGAACCTTTCAGATATTTTGGTGTTAAAGGGGACAAACAATTTATTGTGGATTCTATGACAGCAAAACCTGGACCGGCTTGGGAAGATTTTGTTGAGGCAATTAACAATGGTTCAATATTTTCAATAGTGACAGCTAGAGGACACACACCATCAATATTAAAAGAAGCTTGTTATAACTACATTGTGTCAAACATTAATGGTATTGACTCAAATGAGTTAGTTAAAAATTTAGAGAAATATCGTGATTTGGCGGATGAAGAAAACGTTTCTAAAAGAGAAATGATTAGAGAATATTTAGATTTATGTAAATTTTATCCTGTAAGTTACGGGGAAGGTTCTGCAACAAATCCGGAAGAAGGTAAAATCAAAGCATTAAAAGAATTTGTTAATTATGTTAAGGAAATGTCACAACATATTCAAAAAAAGGCATTTTTAAAAAATAAAATAAATAATTACTTTGTCCCTAAGATAGGTTTTTCAGATGACGACTTAAAAAATGTGGATGTTGTAAAAAAACATTTTGAGCAAGACCCAGAGAATATAATTAAAACATATTCAACAGCTGGAGGAATTAAAAAAGAATATTAAAATATTTATTATTAATAACTAATAAATAAAAAATAATTAAATAAACTATTAATATAAAAACTAGGATTTCTAGAATGATAGATTTTTTAATTCTAAAAGTCAAGAGAAAAAAATTAAATAGGTTATA